TATAAGATCTTCAGCAGTGGGGGATTTAACTTTAAATAAGTTACTTCTTATTTCTAAGTTTCCAGTACCAGTATCTTTAATATAACTATTAGAACCATCGTGGTAAATTTGTAGATCATCAGCATTACCAAAAGTTCCTTTTACACTATCAAGAAACCTAAGTTTCTTGTGGGCCTTCATTATTGACTCACTACCATCTAAACGTAAGTAATCAGTTACACCGCCAGAACCATCATCGCATTGAAAAAGAATGTCTTTGTCATTGGCTTCTTGCCTTATTCTTAAATCACCAACGTAATTAAATATAGTGCTGTCAGTAGCGTTATGTGTTAACACCATATCTTGACTATTACCAAAAGCTAAAAGAGCATTATCTGGAAACACTGTAAAAGGATTGCCAGCAGAAGCACTTCCATCTAAATAGAAGTAGGTTTCTACTCCACCACTTCCGTCGTCACATTGGAAATAAATATCTTTATCATCAGCATAATTTATAAAATATAAGTGACCTGTGTGAGCTTCGATTGCATTATTAGTTCCATTATGGAAAATTTGTAAGTCGTGATTGTCACCAAATTTTATTCTTTTTGAGTCTTTAACTATTAAATCTTGAGAATAAAAAAGATTTGTATCACCACCATCTAAACGGAAGTATTCAGTTACTCCACCAGAACCATCATCGCATTGAAATATGATGTCACCATCGTCAGCCCCATTTGTAATATTTAAGTTACCTGTGTTATTAGTTATTAATGAATTACTTCCATCGTGCCTAATATTTAAGTCCCCTGATGGGCCAAATGTTACAGGAACATTATCATTAAAGTTCAAAGTTTTACTGACAAAAGTATAACCTAGTCCACCATCTAAACGGAAGTATTCGGTTTTACCCCCGCTACCATCATCAGATTGGAAGATAATGTCGTTATCATCAGAGCCATTAGTTATGTAAAAATTACCAGTTCCGTTAGCTAGATATGAATCTGTGCCATTATGGTATATGTACAGGTCTGAACCATCACCCATTGAGATAAAATCATTATCTCCCCATTTAGTGTATGTATTCCCACCTCCAGCAGAACTACCATCTAAGAAGAAATAGGTAGTAAAACCCCCACTTCCATCATCAGACATAAAAGTAATATCTTTATTATCAGCGCTGTTTATAAAATATAGATCACCAGTTGCATTAGTGACATATGAGTTACTTCCATCATGATACAGTTGAAGATCGTTCCCACCACCAAGGTTTAACTGAACGCTGTCAATTAATTTAACATTTTTTGAAAAAATATTTATTCCTTCGTCACCAGCTAAACGGAAGTATTGAGTCGTGCCTCCAGACCCATTATCACATTTAAATATAATATCGGCATCATCAACAGTCTGCTGAATGTTTAAGTTACCAGTACCAGTTTGACTTATGTAACTGTTAGATCCGTCATGGTGAATATCTAGATCAAGGCCGTCTCCAAATCTTATTCTAGAGTTGTCAGGAAAAGTTGTGTACGTATTTGTGCCGTCAGCTAAACCACCATCTAAATGGAAATACTTAGCTATTCCTCCAGAGCCATTATCAGAATAAAACTCCATGTCGCCATCATCGGCTCGTTGCTCGATTCTGAAATCACCAGTTTCGTTTTGTATATATGAACTTGTGCCGTTGTGGTGAATTTTTAAATCATGTCCTGCACCAAATGCAGCTTGAATGCTGTCAGTAAAATGTGCTGTTCTGCTAAATGCTACACTCTCAGCACTTCCGTCAATTCTTAGATATTCAATAATGCCGCCAGTTCCGTTATCATTATAGAAACGGATCATCTTGTTATCTTGATACTGAATAAATCTTAGGTCACCATCAGTTATAGAAACTGTTCCATTTGTTCCATCGTGTCCTATTTTTAAATCTTCTCCTGTACCCAAGGATACATCTAAACCATCTATTAAATTTATACCTTGGTTAAAGTGCCATTTGTTAGTAGAGTTAGTCCAGTTAATAGTATAATCACTAGCACCTTTAAGAGTAATACCACCACCATCAGCCGTTGTGTCAGATGGGCTAGATACATTACCTATGATGATGTTCTTGTCTTCGACTAATAAATTCGCAGCGTCTATTGTAGTAGTTGTGCCACTTACTATTAGGTTACCCCCTACTGTTACATCGTTATTAAATATTGCTGAACCAGCATCAGACATATCAAGTCTTAAAGCTGTGATGTTTGCACTATCATCAACACCTTTAAATTCCAAATCAGCATTATTAACAGATGCTTTAATGACAAAGTTTGAACTACTAAGGTCTTTGAATATCTGCCCTATCTGAGTGCTACCGTCATTAACTAAAATATTTCCCGCTACTGTAGTACTACCTGTTACCGTTACACCATCAGCAGTTGTCTCGAACTTTTTACTGTTGTCGTAATATAATGAAACAGCTCCATTTTCAGTGAACGTAGCAATGTTTTCTGAATTGGCAGCATTATTGATTTCAATTTGTGAACCTAATATTTTTAATGCACCTGTTCCAATGTCAGCTAAATAACTATGAGAGCCGTCATGGTAAATAGCCAAATCATAACCGGCCCCAAATCTAGCTCGTCCGTTATCAGGTAAATCAATATAGCCATTACCGTGAAGTGCGATTCCATCTGTGGTTGTCTCGAACTTTTTGTAGTTGTTATGATATAAATCAATAGCTCCATCTTCGGTGGCTTCAATTAAAGTTTCAGCTTGGTTAGCGGATAAAACTCTTAGGTTATTTGAAGCAATGACCAAAGCACCCGTGCCTTGATCTAACATAGTGGTGTTAGTTCCTGTGTGGTAGATCTGGAAATCCATCCCTGTACCAAACTTCAACTTAACATTGTCAGAAAGTTTTAATGAATTGTCAGATTTATCTAATTGGAAATATTGACCGCTGTCTGTGTAGGCTAAAATGTCACCAGTGACTTGAATGCCGTCGGCTGTTGTACTCAGACGAGATATATTATTGTGATACAAATTAATAGCCCCATCCTCAAAGGCAGTCATCATTGTTTCACCGTTGTTTGCTGATTTTAATCTATAGGCATTTGTACTAAGTATTAAATCGCCTGTTCCACTTTCGTCTCGAATGTATGAATTAGATCCATCATGGTAAATCTTTAGATCAGCACCATCTCCAAAAATAGCTTTAACGCCATCCACAAATTTTGTATCTTTCCAAAATTTATTTAAAACCGCACCGCCGTCTATAGAAAAATAAGTTGCTGTTCCGCCACTACCATCATCAGATTGGAAGATTATATCTTTGTCGTCTGCGCTTTGCCTTATGTAAAGGTCACCATTATTTTCTTGGATAAATGAATCAGTTCCATTGTTAATAATTTGTAAATTACCACTGTTACCAAATCTTAAAGATGAGTCATTAGGGAATAATGTTGTTGGGTAACCTGCCCCTCCAAAGCTGCCGTCGAGTCGGAAGTATGTAGCTACTCCACCACTGCCATCATCAGATTGAAATGCAATGTCCTTATCATCAGCATAATTAATAAAATTTAAATTACCTGTTAAATTTTCAACATAGGTATTTGTACCGTCGTGGACAATTTGTAGGTCACGACCACTGCCAAATGTAAGTCTCGAATTGTCAGGGAATGTTGTGTATGGATTACCAGATGAAACAGACCCATCTAAAAAGAAATAGGTTTCATTACCACCACTTCCATCATCGCTGCGGAAAATAATATCCTTGTTGTCAGCGTTGTTACTAATATATAGATCGCCAGTAGAATTATTTATATAAGTATTACTGCCATCATGTACTAAACCAAAATCAGCACCAGTTCCAAAACGTAAATGCGCATTATCTGGAAAAACTGTGTAAGGCTCACCGCTAGATAATGAGCCATCTAAACGGAAATAAGTTTCTGTTCCGCCACTGCCGTCGTCGCATTGGAAGATTATATCGTTGTCATCAGTTTGGTTTCTAATATATAAATGACCAACATCGTTAATCATGTAAGAATGATTACCATCATGATAAATATATAAATCATCACCTGCACCAAATCTTACTCTTTGGTTATCACCTAAATCTATATGTGAGCCTATTGTAGTAGCCCCACCGCCTGTGCCATAGAATGTTGCAAGTCCTGTTGAGTCAACACGCAATCTTTCACCTCCATTGGTGTATAGGCGTATTGCATTTAAACTATTTTGTAAGTAAATAACTTCTTTAGAAAATCCTGCTGCATTTGTTATAGAGCCTCCATTAGTGTCCCCTTGGATGATAATCCCTTCGTTAGAACTATCTGAATCTTTAAATCTTGCTATTGCACCTCCAGTAGCTGTTTGAACATCGATTGCGTAGGTAGGGCTTGTGGTTCCCAACCCTAAACGACCACTACTGTCTAGCCTCATTCTTTCCGCTGTGCCTGTTACATCAATGACAAAGTTGCCATCACCAAATGTAAGGTTATCAGAAGAGTTCATTGAGACAGCAGCTATAACTCCACCACCTGCTGTTTCTGTTAAGAAGGATCTTGTGTTGTCTACACGAACATCTCCACCTTCGAGCTGGAGCATTGCTTGCCCTGCTGTTCCACCAATCGTTATGTTGCCACCGCCATGAATTCTTAATCTTTCGGTGTTAGATGTGCCAAGTATTAAGTTTCCGTTATAGTGATTAAGTATTGATGCGTCATCAGTCGAAGAATTATTAAATAATTTTAAACCATAAGAAGCTGTTGGGCTTGAAGCAATGACAATACCCTCACTAGTTGAACCGTTAACTCTGACTGAACCTTTTGTCGTAGTTTTCAGGTTACTATCAAACCTTATGACTTCACTACCTCCTGCGGTGACGGCTATATTATTAGCTGTTGGCAGATAAATTCCAGTATCCGTGTCTCCTGAAAAGGAAAGGGCTGGAGCCGATGCGCTTCCATCAGCTCCCCTAATAGGTAAAGTGCTAGTTACAGCAGTCTCGTCTATTCTAACTCTGTTAGTACCAGTACCTCCTCCAGAAGCATCAGTGTTGAGGTATATGTCGTTGGCTGCTGCTACAACTATGTTTTCTCCAGAAGAAGAAATTAAAACAAGGTTATCAAAGCTATCGTCACCTATAACGTGTCCATCCCCTAAAGTTATGTTGCCTGTAACTAAATTACCTGCTGTTCCTGTGAATACTTCTGAGTCGCCAGATGTATCGGTTAAAAAAGTAAAAGCATTAGCGCTCCTGTCATACCCGAAAAAACCTTTCTTTGCTCCACTAGCGTAGTAATGAAATTGTATACCTTTATCTTTGTTGTCATCAGATGATGGTGCAGATACTCCACCTAGAGTAAACACTGGGTCGGCTACCGATACAGATGAGCTGGAAAATGTAGTTGTAGTTCCACTAACATCTAGGTCACCACTAACTATTAACTTTCCAGTTACTGTGGCACCTAAACTTGTTGTTTCTACTTTCTTTACGTTATTGTAATAAAGATCTACAGAACCGTCTGGCGTAAAAATAGCCATGTTTTCTGAAGTACCTTTTGTCAGCCTTATGCTATCCCCATTCGTTTCAATCGTTAACCTCCCTGTACCTATATCAGTTATCCTGCTCTGTGAACCGTCATGGTAAAGTTGGAAATCATCACTAGTTCCTAGTTTTATTTTAGAGTTATCTGTTAAACTGACATTGCCATCGACATCAATCTTTTCGGTAGGGTTTAAAGTGCCTACACCTAATTTACCTAAAAGGGCTACATTGCCCCCAAAATATTGTCCTTCTGCTGCCATTATATTAAACGTCTAAATTTGAAAGTATAGTTACTAGATTGGGTTGCGTTGAAATTTGCTTTCATTTCGATCCGAACATTGTTCGTATCGGCTTCGGACCGTGTCCTTAAAAAAATATGTTTGCCATTATCTGACCCTCCAGAACGGTGCAAAGGTATCTCACTAGAAAAATCATCAGAACTTGTAGTTCCCCCGTAAATAGAAACAGTAGCAGAATAATATGATTCTGCTGAACCTCCTCCGGCAACATCGTTAACATGTAAAAGCATTGCAAAGGTCCCTGTCGGAAGAGCACTCGATTGAGTTATATTAGTATCTTGGTAACTTGTGGTTACCTGCATGGCTACCACTGAATTATACACTTGGTCAATGGAAGTACCTGAAGTTAAACTCCCTAAACCTTGGTGAGTTATACTTCCTGTAAAAGTAGCCCCTGACAAGGAAGCTACCCCTGCTTCTAATAAAGTTCTGTTAAGCCATTTAGTAGATGAAGCGTCGTATTGAAGTAATTCCTTGTCTGCAATAGAAGAAACTAAAGTATCGCTTAACTGCCCAAAGGAATCTATCCCGGCATTAATATCTGTAATAGTTACATTATTAACTGATTGTGTAATTGAAACTGTTTCGTTAGCCATTATGCGGTAATTTCTGGGATTATATCAAATAGTAATCTTATAGAATAAACAACCTCGCTGCCTTGTGTTATTTTTACGTCACCGGCAACGGTTATTTCTTCATTAGGCAGTGCTGCAGATTGAGCGGTGTTCCAGAACAATTTAATGTTTGGAGCCGTTGCGTGTAGGGTAATTCTATTGTCTTTAGCAGAATCTGCTGGAGAAGAGTTTCCAAAACGTAGAACATCTATAAGCTGTCCGTCGTATAAGGACCCTCTTTTACGTCTTATAGCTAACTCGACGTCATAACTACTACCACTCAGGTCAACTGCGCTGGTTTGCCCTCCTAATTTATAGTCTATCGTCTACCTGAGGTGTCTTGACCGCGTTTTATTTGAATATTTGCCATAAAAAAGAAACTTTTGCTTGCCTAAAATTTAACACATATAAGAGGCTTTGTACAAAAATATACCCGCAACCCCTAGAGGTTGCGGGTATATGTGAACTTGCTGAGTTAGTCTAAAGCTAATTAAGCTTCAGCAGTAATGCTTCCAGTATCATTATCAGCGTTAGTAGGCAACTTACTAAATGAAGGCCTCTTAGAACGGATAATATATGCGTACTGAGATTTAACTGGCTTAGCTGCGTTAGCTAGAATACCTCTGAAGTAACCCCATGACCCATCTGGGTTAGTGGTCTTATCAAGAATATTCAAGAACTTGTAATCTCCACGGTAAGTGTTTGGGTTGAATGTAGTTCCAGATCCCGCAGAAGTAAGCGGTGTTGGGACAAGTGATTCCATAACATCTTGGTGGAAGATAACAGTATCTTCGTATGTAGCTGACTCGTAAGCTGGGTTAATGATGAACTTACCAGTAGAACCGTCTTCAACGTAAGGTTGAATTTCAGTCCATTTAGCGGGAACATTCGGTGAACCTGCGTCCTCAGTGTATGTAAAACGCTTCGGAAACGGATCTATAATATGGTAGAACCCTTTATGGGAACGTTCCACACCAAGAGGTTTAAGAAGCTCGTTTACCTTACCACTTTCTCTGTAATCAGTGCGTGTGCCGTCTTCTTTAAGAAGCTTTTCGGAATTTTCAGCACTCATAATTGCAGTAAACACTGGCCTTCCGTCGGATCTACCCATTGGGTTCATCCCACCACCATCACGAATCAACCGCATGTACGTCTGATTCATAATATTATTGGAAATAATACCAATATTAGCAGGAGTAAAATCCGCTGCAGGAGATGCGTCGTGCGTTAAGAAAGTTCCGGCAACATTACCTTCAATCAATACCCCGTTAGCGGCATCGTCAAAACCTGCGACAATGTTATGTTTACAGAGACCATAATATTGGTCACGGTAACGATCCTTCCAAGCCCATGAAACGTTATCAACGAGGTTATCATAGATAGCCCTCAACTGATCGCGGAACTTATACGCAAACCTGACATCGTTGACCAATATAGGTGCTGATTCGATGGCAGTGTGTGCAAGACCGAAAGTTTCAGTAGTTGTTGCAGGTGTTACTAAAGTGGCATCTGGAATTTGAAACTTATTAGCATCTGTATTCTTGATAGACTCCCACTTCTGTCCAGTAGTTGTGTCGGACGGTGAATAACCTGTTTTCTTTGCTAGAGCCCTGTCATAAGTCAGGACACTAAGAGTATCTCCCATTTCATTGGGCCAAGCAGATTGTTTTACGAGCTTGAGCCAAGGGGACGTGTCAATTGTACGACGATAAATATCGCCAGAAATACGACCAGCTTCCTCTACCAAAATATTTGATAAAGCAGGAGAAACACTTCCTCCAAACTGACCAGTAGTTGCGCTTTGTGAACTTGCAGCCATTTTATTTAATAATGCCCTCCTCAGGGCGGTTAATTTATATAAGTGATGAACACATCAACCCATTTAGGTTTATGCGTCCTATTAACTCTCCCTGAGCCGAGGAGACGGTGGTAAACCACCTAGCTCAAAATATGTGTACAGAAATTGCGGAATCTGTGGTTCCACCAAAAGTATACTGCACAACCTATGGTTAAGCAAAATTATTTATATGGCTTTATTGATAGCTTCTAAAAACCCAAGTTCGGGGTTGTTAGTTGTGCCCGGTGTTACCTGCACTCCTCCCCCAGATTCGGCGGCTTTAGGTGTAGCTTTTTGGTACCCAGATAATTGCTGCTCTAAAGCGGTTATCTTGGCATCCCTTAAACGTATAGCTTTAACTAGTGGTGGTAAAACTGAACCAGCAGAAAGCGCATAAGCTTGGTGTTCTGCGCCTAGAGTAAGATAATCATCTTCTAAAGCTTTATCCCTTAGAGAACTTAATTCTGTCCCCTCTAAATCTGGCATAACGCTCTCTAACTTATCAAAAACTTTGTTTACTGCAGCTCTTGTCTCTAAAGCATGCTGTTGAAGAGCTTGTTGTTCCCACTCAGCATTCTTTTGATCAAGTTCAGCTGCCGCTTCTGCGGCATGTTCTTTTAATTGAGCATCTTTCTGAAAAAGAACAGCTGCGTCATCTACCATACGGTATAAAGCCATTTTATCTCTTTCAGCCATTTCCCCAGTAAGCTCTTCTAAAACCCTATTTTGCCTGTCTACATTATGAACCTCTGTAAGGGCGTCATACACCTGATTGACGTCCACGTCATTTCTTTGTGACAAGGACTCAGCCGCGTCCATTATAGCTTGTAAAGGCGCTGTAACGGTCTGTTTATACTCATTTGACTGCTCTACACGAGAAACAGCTATCTCCTGTTCATAGTCGTTAATCTTAGAATTTGCCTCCGATAGCTGTTTTTCTAGCTCTGAAGTTAAAGGTTTTGACGAAGATTCTCCAATTTGAGACTCTAACTCAGCGGCTTTTGCGCGAGCTTCTGAAAGCTCACTACGTAACTCACCCCACTTAGCGGTGGCTTTTTGGTCTAACGTGTTACTTAACGCATCTGCGTCCGGAAAATCGTCAACTAAATCATTAGAAGAATCTTGAGTAGAGTCTGTATCTACTTCCGGTTCTGGCTCTGGCTCCGGCTCTGGCTCTGGAGCGACATCTAGTTCTGGGGCAGACTCAGAAGAAAGTGCTTCATCTAACTGAGATCCTATATTATCTAAAAAATCACCTCCTTCCGGAGAATCGTCTAAAAAACTAGAAGCTTCTTCGACTCCTGAGGGTTCTGCTACAGGTAGATCTGTGGCACTTGGTTCTTCGCTTACTGCAACTTCTTCACTCATCTTTTTCTATTGGTTCTATGTGATCCCATTCGGGTAACTGATTTTGTATTTTTTTATAGTGCAAATCTGGTAACTTTTGTACAAGACGCAAAGCTGTATGAAACCCTGCTTGAAAAGACTGCCTTTTAGCGGTCTGTTCTTGGGGTTCTCCCATAACAATTATAGGGACTGCTTGAGACTCTAAGGCTCGTAAACCTGCCCTAAACTCATTAGTAGATAGAAACTCACCCCACGTAAATCGAGCGTGTTCATTTTGTTTCCATTTTTCAAGTTCTTCCTGCATTATATACACACATAATACAGATCCAAAAATCTTCAACCCTGATTATTCTACTTTAATTCAATAGGTTTTTAAGGTCAGAAGCCGACTTAGCATCAGACAGTTGTCTTTCCTGTTCTGCTTTTTGTAACTTTAACATCATCTCCATTTCATGTTTTTCCTGCATCATTTGGAGTTTTAACCGATGTTCTATAAGCTTTTCTTGTTGTTCGACGTCGTTTTGACGGTCATTTTCTAAAACCTCTCCATCTTCAGACATTTCAGCAGATTCCTGTTGCTCTCTCTGTATCTTGGCTAACTTACGTCGACCATTAAGGATTAACTCAGATAATTTTTGAAGTCGTTGGTTAAACTCAGCCACCCTATCCGCTATCGTTGGGTCTTGTTGGATATTTTCTAAATGCTCAACTGAGTGCTGGAACACATTCATAGAACGTGTTGCTGCTTCTTCGATAGACATTTGCCCTTCTTCAACAGCCGCGAACATCTCTTCAATAACGGGAAGATGTATATCCAAATGTATGACGTGGAACTCATCTGGGTAAACCGTAATCTCTTTACCTTCGATAAGGTGTTCAGTTTCAAGTTGAGCTACTTTAGCATCTACTGGGGCCCTTCTGTCAGGTCTTGCTGGTATGTACCTGTCAGCCGCATCGTGTCCAACTAATGAAGCTACTTGGTCTCTAAAAAGATTATGGCGTCCATCTGCATCAAACGCTCCAGCTAACTCGTTGAGTTGTTGAAGGCTTACAGACCGTTTAGCTTGACTTCCGCTTCCTACCGCCCTAACCGCACGAGTCTTTTTAAGGTCTATAGCAGCTAAAGCCTCCATAGGAACTCCTCTAGCAAAACAGCGCTCCCTAAATTCGTACACAGCTGAACCTCCTTGTTCTCCGGGGGTGTAATCCAAACGGAAAAATCGTCGTGCTACCTCAATATGAAACCTGTCCCAAGGGTTATAAAATAAATTTAATGCTGTAACATTTAACTTAGCTGCTTCTTCTAAATGTGCGGCCACTTCAAAACGTGTTCTTCGGTCACCTTTACCAAATATACCCGTAGTAGAATACTGGCCAGCACGTTCTTGCACCATTTGGGACAAATCACTTAAGACAGGCATCATAGTTTGTGAAGTGTTAGGGGCAGCCCTGTCTACAAACTTCATGTTAGGTGGTAGTATAGCGAAAGGCCCAAAATAATTAAACGCAAAGTTTTCTAAGGACCTTTCATCTTCAGGCTGTACCATAGGAGATCCTGCAAGCATTGCGTTATCGACAGCTTGAGACCTTATCCTGTTGCTGACCTGAAGATGGTGGTAAAGTTTAAATCCTAAACCTCTTATACTGTGAAATGTTCCATTAGTTCCTATACCATAAGTAAAAAATGTAAAAGCCTCATCTATACTCTTATACCTACCAACTCTTTTATATAGAAAGTCTTTATTGTCACCTTTATCTAAGGTTATGAGGTGTGAAACAGTACCGTTAAACTCTTTAACCCACATGTGCACTAATTTAACCCTAGTAGCTTTTGCGGATGACCATAGGTCATTGTTTTTCATTTGCGCTTGAATGGACTCCCAATTATTAAATTGTGAATTTGTAGAATCAGTAGCCTTTATAATAGCATCACGTACTTCTTTAACATTCCACCCAAGGTCTTCAGCTATTTTAGGATCTTCAATATATTTATACAGGTCATTAACTTGTACAGACCTTCTGGCTGCTGCGACCTCAATAGCTCCTTCAGTCGCTTGTGTCTGTCTAGGTATAAGGATGTCTCCTAAACCTGAAGACCTCCACTGCCAAGAACGTTCATCCTCAAAATAGTTTACACCCACTCCATGTCCCACAAAATGATTACATAAATTTAAATATTCATAATTAAATCTAGGCCACTTCCTTAACTGAAAAGAATATTCTTCTGAAAGAATCCTACCCCACTCAATACGTTGTTTAGGGTCTCCAAAGACAGTTTCTACACGAACTAAAGTTTCTACAGAATTAATTAAATCAACATACGCTGACATAGCCGCTTCTAAAAACTTTTCAGCTTCTCCAAAATTCAAGTTGCATCTAAATGCTTGCCCTGAATTTCTTAAGGCTGCATCTGAATAAGGTGGAGTGCCATCAAACATCGCTTGAACTCTTGATCGATTGATGGCGGATAACTCGTCCCCCTGTCGCAAGCTCTCAAATATTTCATTCGCTGCTTTAACGTCTTTTATTCTAGTTGTGGGTGCCCCTCCAGACTCATTTAAAGTTTGAAGAGGTAGTTCTGAAATTTCCTGTAATCCCGATGGCATAATAATATACTAATTTGCCACGTTGCAGACTAAGTATCAAGGAGAGTTCTGTGAGAAGATCCAGTAATATCAAATGACTTCATTTTATTAGCCCAAGACTTTTGTCTACCCGTATTAACAGAGAATCTTTCACCTCCCATAAACCCGTGTCTGGACCTACATAAATCAATCAATATAAAAGCTGCGTCAGCAATGTCTGGGGACTTACCCACACGAGCTTTAAAGTCAATCTTTGACTCCACTCTTATCTTAACTGAAGTGCCGCTCGTTACATACCTACGTCCAACCATTTCTTTAGCTAAATCATTAAATATACCCCTTAACTGGTGCGACCTGAGTAATTCCTGCCCTTGATACCATATCTCTGACATTCTATTAAGATACCGTTCGTGGCCCGGTGTTCTATCTGTAGCGGACACAGGTCTGTCGGAAGCTTTACCCGCAAAGTTAACGGCTAAAACTTGGGAAGACCATTCAACGCTAACAATATCGTGAAAAGGTCCTCCGGCTCCTGTAGCGTCACAAGCAGCGTTTTGAGGTAAAACTCCCCCTTTAACACAAGCTGCTTTGAACTTTCTAGCTATTTGCACAGATCTTGGAGTATTTTTATCATTTATGTCTTCACTTAAAACCTCATAGCGGTCAAATTGAAGGACTTGAACCCCATCTTCCTCTCCTAGACGGCCAAAAAATACAACAGATCTATCACCTCCATTTGTAAAAGAAGGATCAATAGCAGCTACAAGAACAGGTTCTTTATCAAACCTAGCTTTGTGGGAGGCTACCCCTCTGATAAGGTCGGCTTCTGAATAAACCCCACTGTCGACTCCGTCAGGACACCAGAATCCTTTGTACATTCGATAATATAGTAAAGAATTTTCTCCATAGTCTCTTTTAGCAGCTTCTACTGTTTCTCTGGAAGGCATCCAAGGATATATAACTTTACCGCTCAATACATTAGGATTCTCTTCAGCATTAAAGCGGATACATTTACCTCGAGAAGTTTCCCACTCAGAATCGTTTTCTGTAACGGAACCCCACCCTGAAGCAGGAGCTGAAAAAACACCGAACGCATCAAAATGAGAATTAGGGTTACCTAAACCAATCATTTGAAAATGAGGGTTAGTGCTCAAGTTAGTATAAGCCGCGTGTATTAAACTTTCAGGAAGTTCTGGCAACTCATCAGCTAGTAAGATGAGCCTTTTCATTTTAATACCTACTAACTTTCCAATAGCTTCTTTTTCTTTACGTTTTTCTAGCAGGCACTAGAACAATCCCTGTAGACTCCCAATAACCTCCATTCTTTGACAACCCTTTTATCTGCCCTAAAGAGGGAACTAACTTACCCGGCAGGCCGGGAACGGCTGACCAAAGTTCAGTTATAGACTTCCAAATACGTCGTCGAGCCTCCCTTAATGTTGTAGAAGTAGCTATAACTAAAGTGTTATATGGATCAGCTAAGTAGTTAATGATCCCCCATAAAGCTACAGTATCTGACTTACCTGAAGAAGCACACCCGGCAATGGATAAGTATTTATTCTCGCATGCTTCATATATCATATCTTCCGCCCAAGGAGACCATATAAAATTTCGGGAAACTGGTTTATCTGGATTGTTCCATAGTAAATCTACCGCATTCTTAAAGTGTTCAAAAGTACCTAAACCTCCCTGTTCAGGACTTCTTTCATGTAAAAAGGCATGTAACTCTATAGTTAAGTCATTAGTACCTGCAGGAAATTGAAAACCGTATTTAGATATAGCCACAATGCAGTCTACACTATAATTTTTTAGTTGCCACTTCCAATTAGATGTATTAAATACACATATGCCACGAACTGGAAACATCAAAGACCCTATAAAGGTTACTCTATACATGCCTCAAAAAACAGTAATTTTAGGTAAGGAATACGCTAAAAACATAGGGAGTTCTTTAAGCCAAATAGTTACAGATCTATTGGAGGGGGCCGCAGGAGAGTCTGTACCTCTTACTATATCTATGGACAGAAAAACCTATAAGAAGTTAGCAAAAAAAGCTGAAAACAAGGAAACAGACATTGAAACCCTTATACCTAAGTTATTAAATGACAGTCTTAGGAGTTGATCCCGGAGTAGGAGGAGGTCTGGTTGTGTTGAAAGACCAAAAACCTATTTGTATTGGTTTGTATACTACTGAACAAGATTTTATAGATAATTTAGAAGAAATAGCCGAGGAAGGTGTTGATGCTGCTTTTATTGAAAAAGTAAACGCTTTTCCGGGTCAGGGGGTGGCATCTACTTGGAAATTTGCACAGAACTATGGGTTTGAAAGAGGTGTTATACGAACCTTAAAAATACCGTTGCACGAAGTTCTTCCGCAAAAATGGCAAAAAGGACTGGGGATACCCTCAGTAAAAGAAAAAACCAAACGAAAGGCAGCTTTAAAGGACACTGCTGGGAGATTGTTTCCCAACATAAAATGGACTTTAAAAACGTGCGACGCTGCTCTAATCGCTCTTTACGGTGCTAAAACTCTATCCAGCTCAGAAGAAAGCTCATAACGCTCTTGTTAAAGCTATTAAAAAACACGGCGCCGCGTTAGACTCTTCTGACACGGGTACGGGTAAAACGCTTAAATCTATTGAAGTTGCCAAAACCTTGGGACTTACCCCGTTCGTAGTATGTCCAAAAACAGTAATAGCATCATGGGAGTCAACCCTTGAAGGTCAAGGAGTTAAAGAATATTCAATATACAACTGGGAAAAACTAAGGACAGGAAACACCGATTGGATTGGTAGGAGGGGTAAGCGCGGTTTCAATTGGAAAAACTTAGACCATAACACTTCCCTGCTAATATTTGATGAATGTCATAAGGCTAAAGGAGTTAGGACTCTTAATGCTAATATGTTAATAGCCGCTAAAAAGCAGGGTTTCAAAATACTCTTGCTATCTGCTACTGCTGCAGAAGATCCCCGAGAAATGCGTGCTTTAGGTTTTACGCTAGATTTACATAACCTAAGTAACTTTTGGCAATGGGCTCAAAATTGGGGGTGTGAGTTTGATAGATGGAACTCTTTACTTTTTCCGGAAAGGAATCGAGGAAAACTTAAAGAGTTGAATAAACTTATATACCCTTCAAGGGGTCACAGGTTAACTAGGGAGGATTTAGGGGATCACTTTCAAACGACTAGAATTATTACAGATCCTATACGATTTGGTAAAAAAACTAAGATAAAGACTCTATTTAAAGAGTTAGAGCCTGAAATAAAGAAGTTGGACGCTCGTAAAGATGGGGATGGGGATGAGCCTATTGTTTTAACAAAAATACTTAGGTTGAGGCAGGAAATAGAGCTTTTAAAGGTTCCTGACATAGCTGATATGATTACTGAGGCTAGAGAAGCTGGAGAGTCTGTAGCTGTATTCTTAAATTTTACAGATTCTATTGATGCTTTGTCGCGTAGAATTACGGAAAACCACACATTTATTCAGGGAGGGCAATCTAAAGATGTTAGAGACTCTGCAATTAAAGCATTTCAAACTAGTAAGGTGGGAGTTATCTTGTGTAACACTGCGGCAGGAGGTGTTGGGGTTAGCCTGCATGATACCACGGGTAGTTCCCCGAGAACTGCTTTAATAAGCCCTACATATAATGCCAAAGAATACCACCAGTGTTTAGGTAGAGTGGATAGACTTGGGGGTAAGTCTAAGAGTGTGCAGAGAGTTTTAGTGGCGGAAGGCACTATAGAAACTAAGATAGTAAAAGCGATGATGTCTAAAATTGAAAATTTAAAGTTGCTTCATTCGCAAAATGACGTATATAATACGGACACTACTATGACTGCTACAAAAAATAAACCAGAAAAACCTGTTGTGGACGAAGAAGAGGCTCACGCTGAGTTTGGGCCTTCTTCCATTAAAATGTCTGCCCATTGTCCGGGGTATGAAGGAGAAAGTGGAACAAACCCTGCCGCAGAAATGGGTACTAGAATCCACGAAGCTTTAGAGACAGGTGACTGGTCTCAATTAAGCGACTACGAATCTTCATTAGCTCAAGGGTGTCGTAACGCGGAAGACTCTATATTTAAACACCACGGCTACCTAGAAAACTTTGACAGCTTAGATGACTACAAAGAAATCAGACTTACTATGAGTCTAAGTGGTGAAGAGACTTTTGGAACTTGTGACCGTTTAACGGTAAACGGAACGGAGGCAGTTCAGATAGATTACAAAACAGGGCAAGGGGCTGTGGATGAGCCTCAGGATAACTGGCAGGCAAAAGCTTACTCTTTAGGAGCATTTCAACGGTTCCCTCAATTGGATACAATACACTTTTACTTTGTAGCGTGTCGCAGAGATGAAATTTTATTTCACACATTTAAACGTGAGGACATGGATGAAATAATCCACGCTATATCTGGTGTGATTAAACGAGCTAAAAAAGTTCGGGCTTGTTTCTCTAAAACAGACCCAAGTTTATTACTGCCTCAGACTAAAATATGTAACTATTGTAAAAACGCAGGAAAATGCCCTTCTTTGGCTAAATTAGCCGCTGAAACAGCCTTAAAGTATGCCCCTAAAGAAGAAAACTTTTTACCTATGCCTGAAAANGTTCATGGTAGTACTTGTGAAGACCCAGAAGAGTTGGCGCAAATGTTACGAGTAGTGCCCATAGTTCGTAAATGGGCTTTAGGTGTAGAGTATGCAGCTCGTAACTTAGCTATAGAGGAAGGCATAGATATCCCGGGATATGAAGTAAAAGAAAGAAAAGGTAGGAGATCTATAACATCCGCTCTTGCGGCGTTTGGAGTTATTAAAGATATGGTAAATGTAGAAGACTTTTTAGACGGTATTGATAAGTTTCCAGTTGGCAAACTGGAGAAACTAGTGTCTGATATGACGCCCCGGGGCCAAAAGAAAGAAAAAGTCGCTGAAGTAATGTCAGAACTTTATAAGCTCGGTGCAGTAGAAACTGGTAAAGACTCTCAATATTTATCAGAAATAAAATAAAAATTTAGAAGGATACTATTTGTAGTAGCAGGTAGTTCTTCTGATAAAAACAAATAAAATAAATAAACAAAAATAAATAAAATAAATATGGCTAAAACATCATTCGCAGAAATGGAAGAAAAGGGTAAAAAGAGCCCAAAAAATAAACAAGCAAAAGAAGATCCTAAAGTTTCTTTAGTAGATGAACCTGAGGGTCTTATAGTGCAGGAAGCTGACAGAGGTGAGTTAGCAATAACTGACCAGCAACTAAACGACGCAGGTTTAGCAGGTGATTTTGATCAATCTGATATAAATCTCCCTAGGATTAACTTGGTGGCTAAAACATCAGCTCTAGTTGATGAGGGGTTTACTCCGGGTGCGGTTGTCTTAAATAAAGAGGCAACTCTATCACTAAAAGATAAACCACTTAGAATTATTGTGACGGCTATGGTTAAACAGTTCCAAGAGGACGTTGAGTGGGGGGCAGAAGATCTTCCTAAAGTGTTTAACACTGAGGAAGAGGTATATGAAGCTGGATATTCGTTGGATTGGGGTTCTCCTAACATGTGCAGACCTATAGCTCATATTACAATGTTAGTGGAAGCTCCTGAGGGTCTTGAAGAAGATGCTCTGGAACTGTTTCCGTATGAAAATGACGGGAAATACTACGCTATGGCTATATACACAGCCTCTAAGTCAGCGTATAAGCCCACAGCTAAAGAGATAGCTACTTATGCTACTTTCGCTAAAGGTCAGGGAGTGTGGACAACTGCTTGGAACTTTACATCTAAGTTACGTACTGAAGGTGATGTTTCATGGTTCACTCCATCTATGAAAAGAGCAGGACGCTTAGAAGCTGATGAGCTTAAGTTCATTGAGAGTATAAAGTAGTACTAATAATCACCCTTAGACGTTTATGGGGGTTACGTTTAGGGGAACAAGGCGTTGGAAATAGGAATCGGAAGAGAGTTCCGGGCCGGGGGGTTTTACTAGGTGTATATCCATCCCACATTGAACATCCAATGCCTTGTTATATTAAAATGAACAATAAATAATCTCGCATGTAATTTTAAATGGTATGGTGACAACCCAATATGTTTGCAGGAATTGATTACGAAACTTACTACGATAAAGATTGCTCAATAACTAATGGGCTTAACAACTACTTAAAACACGACAATTTCGACGCCTACATGGTGTCAATTTATTGCGGAGATAACTTCGCTTGGGTTGGTCACCCAAAAGATGCTCCATGGGAAAAAATTAAACGGAGCTGTAGCGCTTTCTCATAACAGGGGTTTTGACCAGCCAGTACATGAGCATTTAATAAAGTCAGGTATAATACCCCAGACTAATTTTTCAGAATGGCATTGTACTGCAGACATGGTTGCTTATGCAGGTTACCCAAGGTCACTTAAAGAATCACTAAAGCACTCTCTTGGAGTGGTCATGTCTAAGGAGGTTAGGGATAACATGAAAGGTAGGAGGTACGATGAATTAGATAAAGATGAGAAAATGGAGCTCGCTCAGTACGCTCTGTTTGATGCAAAGGGGTGCGCCTGTCTTTGGGAAAAGGAAAGTGAGGAATGGCCAGAATGGGAACGGGAACTGTCTCAAGAANCTACACGGATGTGTTGGGCAGGTATACCTGTAGACGAGGAACAGATGGAGAGGGCTATACAAACTCTATCGAGAAAGTATTTTTGATTCTATAGAAGTCCTGCCGTGGACTNNAAAACAACTGGGGGCTCTTTTCTCCCAAGGAATGGGCTTCTTGGTGCCGTTCTCAAGGGAAAGAGCCTCCGCCATCCATGGCAAAAGATGATCTAGAGGTACAAGAGTGGATTAAGAAGAATCCGGAAGAGGGTAAAGTGTTAGAAGCTACTCACGACTTGAGAGGAGCTAACTCTCTATTAAAAAAGTTCGTTACGATGTCCTCAAGAGTAGAGGATGGGCGTTTATCTTACGGTTTAAAGTACTTTGGAGCTCATACAGGTAGGGATAGTGGTGATTCTGGGTTCAATATGCAGAATTTACCTCGTGGGGGTATGTATGGGGCTGATTTAAGGTCTTGTGTGCGTGCTGGGGCGGGTAAAACGCTTTTAGTGTCTGATTTAGCTCAAATTGAAGCCCGATGTGCGGCTTGGTTAGCTGGAGAGGAAGAAATGTTAGATATGGCTAGGCAGGGTATGGACTGGTATGAAGCCCAAGCTCGGTCTTTTAAGATGTATAAAGGTACTGGTGCACTCAAAACCCAAAACCCAACACTAAGGCATACAATGAAGCAAATGAGCTTGGGTTGTCAGTTCGCTATGTCTGGAAACAAGTTTGCATCTATAACTGGGGTTGAATTTGAGGACGCTGTCAGCATGGTTAGGACTTTTAGATCTAAGATGCCTAAACTGGTAAAATTATGGGCAGCTTTGGAGCAGGACATGAGGGGTTCTGTAGGGGAGACATACGAAATTGGACTCCCCTCAGGGAGAACCATGAAATACAGGAACGTGGAGTTGGAAAAAGGATTATCGGCTGAGATACCTAGGGGAGGTCGTATGCAGAGATTAAGATTTTGGAAAGGGACACTTATTGAGAACGCTACTCAAGCTTTTGCTAGAGACGTCTTTATGGACAGAGTGCTCGCTCTCCGAAAAGCTGGACACAATATAATACTGCGTGTACATGACGAAGTTGTTATTGAGTCTGATATAGATAACGCTGAAGAAGCCTCCAAGGACATAGAGCGTGTGATGTCCGAACCCCCTGAGTGGTGTAAAACCCTCCCCTTAGGGACCGATGTAGAAAAAATGGAAAGATACACCAAATGAATTATTACTTATTAGAAAACCACACTTCCGGCTCAGTAAAACTGACCATAACCCACCCATCAAAATTAAAATCTCCCATACCTAAGTTTTCAAACAAAGAGAAATTTAGAGAGTGGTGCAAAGATCCTGCAACTAAACATATATTTTTCTCTACTATTGAGGGTGTAAACCCCCATGACAGAGTTAGTGGTACCAACCCTGCGTTTAAAATGCACGGCTTTGCAATAGATTATGACTCTGATGAGCTCATTAATATGACTATTGATGAGGTAATTAAGATGATTAATAGTAAAGCTCCCGGAGGTTGGGTGTGTACGTGGGTTACTAGGACTTATTCCGGAAAAATCCGCGCAGTTTGGGAGTTTGAGAAATCTTGTCTCGTAGATAACGAAACGATTTTGGGAAAAATTTACGACGCTTTAATGGCTCAGACGAAAGCCAAGACTTTGGTACCCGGTTTTGATAACGCTTCTTTGAACCCAGCCATGTATTGGGAGATAGGTTCATCTTGGACAAAGGTTTCTGATCCTTTGTCTTCTCAGAAAATCGAGTCTTTGTTTTTTGATTGTGCCAAAAAGACATCTGGTCCGCGTGGTAAAGTTACTATACCATTGGATGTGGTGCATGACAAGGTGACGGAAATGTATCCGGGCCGTTGGAAAGGTGAGTTTGATATTGGGTGTAGGGGCCCTTTGTTTTGGATAGAAGACGGGGTAGATAGAGATGGCTGTGTTATACAACAAGGTGGTGTTTGGAGTTACTCAACAAGGGCTGGAAAAAGTTTTACTCCTTGGGGTTCTATACTAGGAGATGAGTTTGTAGATAGTTACAGAGAAAAGAAACTAGCGGACGCCGTAGAAGATACATGGTTTGATGGGCAGAAGTATTGGGTGAAGGACGGTAGGCAAGTTTGGAGTCCTGTAATGAAAGAAGACTTTGTAACTCGTCTTAGGTTGGCTGGTTTTTCTAACAAGCCCCGCAAGAAAGGAGACCCGGCGTCTGAAATAGATGAGGTACTTATTTATGTGCAGGATGAACGTCGAATACATGGGGCAGCGCCCTTCCTATTTAACTTTAGTGAAACTGTTAATGTAGGGTCTAAAAGATATATAAATACTCACGCTCACGTTCGGGTTCTACAACCAGCAGATGATCCAGACCCAAGCAAATGGCCTGTTCTTTTTGATTGGTGGAACGACTGGTTGGATGACCCAAAATCTGTCCATTACATTTTAACATGGTTGAAAAGATGGTACGCTTCAGCTCTAAAAGGTGAAGTCAGTGCAGGGCATTCAATTATTATGGCTGGAGATGCTGATTATGGTAAATCTCTTTTTGCGACATACATACTACCTAAGATATTTAGTGGGGGAGCTGACGCAGGGGCCTTCTTGACAGGTAAGGAAAGTTTTAACAAGGAATTGGCAGAAAGTGCTGTTTGGTATGTCGACGATAACGCGTCAGCGTCTTCTTTGTCAGAACATCGTAGATTTAGTGAAATGATTAAAAAACTGACTGCATCCCCAAAAATGACAGTTAGAGCGATGTATAGAGAGCCTGTAGATATTGAAAGACGTGGGCGGGTCATTTTAACGACAAACACAGACGCTGACTCGTTAGCTGTACTCCCTAACTTAGATGGCACCATCTTAGATAAGTTGAAGATACTTAAAATGTCTAATAACTATAAGCCGTGGTTTAGAGGTAAATCACATAAACAGATAGAGGATATAATTGAATCTCAACTCCCTCACGGATTGGCTTGGTTGAAAGATGTATATGAACCGCCTAAATATGTACTTGAAGGTTCCTCGAGTAGGTTTGGTTTAAACACCTACCATCACCCGGATATCATATCTATGGCAAAAGACCTTTCCGCGGAACAACGTGACTGGGAAATGATACAATTTTGGTGGAAACTTAGGTCTAACGACGCTCCTTGGGAGGGTAATGTAAGTGAACTTATGGGTAATATGGAGACATTTGATGAACTAAGGGTGTTTACACGCAGTTTAAATAAGATTGTGTTTGGTAGGACCATGTCGAAGATGGCTTCTAGATTCCCTTCTTATGTTAAGAAAAAACTTGTGCGTGGGGCTGTTACGTATAATATAAGTATATAATGACTCACGAACAAAGGTATTTAAAAATGGTTACTTCCGAAAAGTTTAAGAAACTAGAACGCTTGTCTAAAAAGACCTATCTAGGGTCTTTACAAATGGACAATGATATTAAATTAACTTCTAACCTATATTCGGACACTGAAAAGTGGGAGTACGTAATAAAACTACATGTGACTATAAATGGTAAAACTCGCAACTTACATAAGACTATTAGCATGGACGATATTGGAGCCCCAGAAGATTTAAGCATGGTGGTTAGGGAGATGTGTGTTAAGGACTTAGCAAAGTACCTATCTTCTGATTTTTTCCGTCAGAATTTATCTACCATCAATCAAATGGATGATGTTCACGTAGGATAAAGTTTAGTTCGGCTGTTAACCCTTTAAAATGGGTGTAAGTTTAAGTATGTCGAAACATGGGGGACCTAAACTTATATACGCATTCAGTAAAGCGCGGTTCTTTACTACATGCGAACAAGGCATAATATTATTTTGGTCAGAAACTCCAGTGGCGCTTTTCCCAAACTTAGAGGTCGCTGTAAATTACGCATACAATGAGTTTGCTGTATTAGACACAAACGATCCCCACGAAATGGAGTGGGAAGACTGGTTAGAGTAAGGTGGGAGATGGGTGGGGGATCAATATGACTATCTCCACCACCTTAAGTTGTTTACTAACAAGGAGTTATTATACAGGGTGGGAGATGGTGGAGATGTTTTCGACCTAAACCTCTGGGGACGGAAAACGTGTTGTATGCGTCTGGTACAGGGGATCAAAGCGCTTTTCTTTATTCTCTATACTTTTAGGGAAAAACATCTCCACCATCACCACCACCACGTCTAACTCGCTGATCCTCTTAAAAGTAAGCGTGGTGTGGATGTATTTAATACATCTACCACCCATCTCCACCATCTCCCACCCTCACCCCCGAAAAAAAGGGTAGGTAAGTTTTTTAACGCATACTTCTGCAGTTACGGGGGGTTATTACGTGTACAGTCTTTGTTGGATACTTATTATGTACGTATAGTACAAAAACCAAGAAATTTTACATACAATCACTACCCTATCCGGGCGCGCGTGTGGG